TGATCAACGGTGAGCGACGGGAGTTCTTCCTCATCTCCCACCTCGCCAAGGCGCTGGACTACAGCGTCCAGAGCATCCGTGCGTGGGAGGCGCAGGGCCTGCTGGCCCGCACGCCGTACCGCTCACCACGTACCGCTCGGCCCGTCGCCGGGGGCCGCAGCAACAAGGGCAAGCGTCTCTGGACACGGGAGCAGGTGCTGGGTATCGTCCGGATTGCGAAGAAGCATGGTGTCATCTTCCCGGACCGCAAGGGCGTGAAGAACCCACCGACGCCGGCCTTCGCCGCCGAGGTTGGCGAGTTCTTCAACAGCCTCACCAAGTAACACACACTGCACCCTGCGCCCGACACCATGAGGACACCACATGCCGCCCACCAAGCGTCCCGCCCGACGCATCGTTGCCGACGAGTTGACCGAGGCCATCGAGCCTGAGGACGACGACGGCGACACCATCTCCGCCCCCTCGATGAAGTCAGCGTCCAACGGGGACGCCATCCGTGGTGGCTGGACCGACGCCCAGAAGCAGATGGACTCCACGTCCAGCTTCGCTCAGACGTTGAAGCTGGAAGAGAAGAGCACCTTCCTCAAGTTCCTGGACGACCTGCCCTACGCCAACTTCCGTCGGCACTGGATTGAGCGCTCCACCAAGGAGGGCAAGACGTTGCGGGCCTACACCTGCCTCAAGACGGTGGACAAGGACTGCCCGCTGTGCGACGGCGGTGACCGGGCCTCGGCGGTGGCGGCGTTCAACGTGGCCCTGATCGGTGACGACGGTCAACTGCTGCTCAAGTCCTGGGACTGCGGTCCCCGTCTCTTCAACGTGCTCAAGGGCTACGCCAACGACCCCAAGATCGGCCCGCTCTCCCGTGGCTACTTCATGGTGAGCAAGACGGGCAAGCGGGGTACGACCCAGCACAACGTCTCTCCGGTGCGGGCCTCGTCACTGGAAGAGGACTACGACATCACGCCGCCGTCGCAAGAGGACATCGAGGCCCTGGGCAAGAACAAGTACGGTCCGGAGATCATCGAGATCCCCACGGTCAAGACGCTGCGGGAAGTGGCGGCGGAGCTTGACGACTACGACGGCTGAGGATCGTGGGGCGGTTGGGCTGGGGGGTCCTGACCGCCCCACTTCACGCCGGCCTCGGGTGCTGCTGACGGCACGGGAGGTCGAGCGTGCCGTCGAGGACCTGCTCCACGAACCGGCGTTCGTCATCGACATCGAGACGACCAAGGCCCGACCCCGGCTGAACGAACTGCTGTGGGTCGGGCTCGGTGCTGCCGGTCGGACGTACCTCATCCCGTGCGGACACCCGAAGGGACTGTTGGAACGGCCAGAGCACAAGGAGCGAACACCAGCGTGTGTTCTCTTCCCGAACGACGATAGGGGGCTTACCAAGGGCGGGAAGCCCAGTATGCGGATGGTCGAGCACACGGTGCCGGCGGTCTACGGCCCTCGTCCTGAGCAACTGAACGCTCGGGAGGTGTGCGACATCATCCAGCCCCTGCTGTGGTCGGACGCCGCCAAGATCGGCCACAACGTCAAGTTCGACCTGATGAGCCTCGCCAAGTACTTCGGCCATGTGATACCGCCAGGCCCCTACCACGACACGATCGTGCTGCGCCACTGCCTGGCCGAGGACCTGGATCAGTACGACCTCAAGACCCTGACGTGCGAGTGGTTCAAGATCCACTGGAAGAAGCGCCAGGCGTTCTACCCCAACCTCGGAGACAAGGGCATCGAGAACTTCGGGCTGGACGAGGTGGCCCGCTACCTGTCCAAGGACCTGCGGTACTGCTGGATGATGTTCCAGGCCTTCTCCCCGATGCTCGCCCGCCGTGGCGTGCAGGACGTCTACGACTTCGAGATGTCCATCTACCCCGTGATCATGGACATGGAGTACGAGGGCTTCCCGGTGGACCTGTCGAAGCTGGAACTCGTGCGGGCCTACCTGCAGGACACGATCGCTGAGGTCGAGGCCAAGGTCTGGCGGCTCAGCGGCGACAAGTTCATGCTCTCCAACACCGAGGCCAAGCGCTGGGTGATGTTCGGGGAGGGCGTACCGGTCTACGGGGAGAGCAAGCGGCAACTCCGCAGCCAGAAGCTCAAGGTGCGGGACCGCACCAAGGAGACGAAGAAGCCGGCCATCACCCAGGCCGTGCTGGAGTACTACTCCGACCGGGGCAAGGACCTGGCGACGTGGCTGCTGGAGTGGTCGGCGTTGGAGAAGCTGCGAGGCACCTTCATCGAGGGGCTGTCGAGCCACCTCCGATACCCGCCTAAGGGCTTGCCGACCATCCACACCAGCTTCAAGCAGCACGGCACGGTGACGGGTCGGCTGTCTGCCTCCGAGCCCAACCTGCAGCAGCTACCGAGAGGCACGCTGATCCGGGACCTGTTCGTGGCTGACGAGGGCTACACACTGATCGTGGCCGACTACGACCAAGTCGAACTGCGCTGCGCCGGCTGGGCCAGTCAGGATCCGGAGATGCTGCGGGTCTTCAAGGACGGCCAGGACATCCACGCCCTGGCTGCGTCGGCTATGTTGCAGATTCCTGTCGAGGAGGTCACGAAAGACCAACGGCAGGTGGGCAAGACCCAGAACTTCGGCACGCTCTACGGAGCAGGACCGGAGAAGATCGCACAGGTAGCGGGCGTGAACGTGCGGAGAGCCGAGCAGTTCATCGCCAACTACTTCAACATGTTCTATGGACTTGAAGAGTGGAAGGCAGAGGAACTGGCGCTTGCTCGTTCCCGTGGTGACAAGGCAGACCCCCTGGTCAGGCCCCCTTATGTGGCGATCCCACCGAACGGCAGGCGACGGCGCCTTCCCGACCTGTATCACATCGACAACTGGCTCCGGTGGCGTGCCGAGCGGCAGGCGATCAACGCCTACGTGCAGGGCTTTGCCAGCAACATCACCAAGCTGGCGATGCGCCAGCTTCATCCTCAACTGGAGCCCTACGGCGCCAAGATGGTGGCCCAGGTCCACGACGAGATCGTCGTCCGAGTTGCCAGCGAGGCTTCCGAAGAGGTGTTGCACCTGGTTGAATCGGTTATGGGTGATGTCCGGAACCCCGAAGGGACACCGATCCTCGGTGAGATACCGCTTGTCGCATCAGCCTCCATGGGCAGGAGTTGGGCCGAAGCTAAAGGTTGACGTTCGAAGGCGTGTGTTACCGTCAAAGGTATGGGCAGCGTGATGGCACTGCGTGAGCGCTCCCTCGTCACTGAGGTTGTCGGGCTGGCTGATGGGTACGCAGACGCCCTGATCGCCGCCCTGCCTGCTGTAGCTTCGGAGGAGATGATGCATCAGGTGGTCGCAGGAACTCTGCTGGCCTTCCTGACTGAGGCTCTGACGAAGGTGCAGGTCGATGAGCGACACCGCTAGCTGGTACGCCCGGAAGGTCGCTCAGATGCGGGGCCAGCAGCCGGCGCCGCCCCCCTACCAGGCCAGGGCTAACCCCGGTATGCCCCCTCAGCAGTGGGCACCTCAAGTACAGCGAGTTCAAACCCCGGTACCGCCCGTACAGCAGCAGCCTCAGACGTACGACGAGACGACCAAGCAGGAGTCGGCGTCGTTGACGATGTTGCTGGACGTCCAGCGTGCGACCGGTGTTGCCAAGCCTGGACAGGGAGCGAAGCTCAACCCGGATCCCTGTCCGAACTGTGGGCTCAACCTCTTCTATGCCGACCTCGGCAAGGCCCGGCGGGGTCCGCCGCCGGCACCGCACTGCTTCAACTGCGGCTTCAACGGGCTCTTCGAACAGGGCCTGCAGTCCAACTGGGGTGTCTGATGCCGGCCCACGAGAAGCTGGGCATCCAGTTCCACTACGACGACCCTGAGTCGCTGGGCTCCAAGCAGACCCACCGGGTGCGGGCCATGCGGGGCGACGAGAAGGTCGGCCACCTGTCCTGGGACCGCAAGCAGGTGGTCAACATCGAGGTCAACGAGCCACGCCAGGGCATCGGGACAGCGCTCTGGCACGAGGGTCAGCGTCTGGCCTCCGAGAACCGACGCATCCCGGCACCCAAGCACTCGGCCTACCGCACGAACAGCGGCGATGCCTGGGCCAAGAGCGTGGGCGGGCCACTCCCCCGGCGAAAGTAAGTGGACGACTGGCCCAAGGTTCCGTACCTTGGTAGGCTCCCTACTACGACTCCAGGCCGTCTCTGACCTGGACGTGACGTGGGGGCCTCGCCCTGATGGACTCCCTCCCTCGGGTTGAGGCCCCCACCTCTCCGTTGCGGAAGGATGGTGAGCATGCCAAGTGAAATCGACGCCCTCATCGCCACCATCAACCGGAAGGCGAAAGAGGACGTCCTGGTCAGGGGCTCAGACCTCCGTCACCTCACCTGGCAACGGGCGACCACTGGTTCGCTCGCTCTCGACCTGGCGTTGGGCGGAGGCTGGCCTCTGAACTGCTGGAACGAGATCATCGGCAACGAGTCGAGCGGCAAGACGGCGATGATCCTCAAGACCATCGCCGCCCAGCAAGCCCTGATACCCACGTATCACACACTGTGGGTCGCCAGCGAGGACTTCGACCCCTCGTGGGCCGCCACCCTCGGCGTGGACGTGGACCGCATCACCTTCGTGATGACCAACGTGATGGAGTTGGCCTACGACGCAGCGCTGGCCGTCATGGAGGAGCGAGCGACCGACGCCGTGGTCATCGACAGCTACCCGGCGCTCGTACCCAGCGACGAGGACGAGAAGAGCATGATGGAGTTGACAGTAGGACGAGGGGCCTACTTCACCAACAAGTTCATGCGGAAGAGCTACGCCGCCATGCGCCGCAGCCTCAGTGAGTACGACCGACCGGTGCTCGGGCTGTTCGTCAACCAGTGGCGGGAGCGCATCGGTGTGTTCCAAGGTGACCCCCGTATCACACCGGGAGGCAAGGGGAAGAACTACTCCTTCCTCACCCGTCTGGAGGTCGCTCGCATGGAGTGGATCACCAACTCGGCCAAGCTCAAGGTCGGCCAGGTGATCAAGACCAAGGCGGTCAAGAACAAGACGGCCCCGCCACAACGGGAGGCGATCGTTGACTTCTACTTCGATGACCACAAGGAGCACGACGCTGGCTCGTATGACACACTCAAGCAGGTGCATGCTGTGGCATTGGTTATTGGCGTCTTGGAGCAGTCCGGCTCCTGGTACAAGTTCCGGGACCGCAAGTGGCACGGCGAGGACAAGGTCCTCGCTGATATGCGAGACGACCAACTGCTGACGGCGGCGCTGACCAGTGAGGTGCGCCACATCCTGCTCGGTGAGCCGCTGGTCGAGCCAGAG